AAATAGTCGTAGTGTTCTTTAAGGTCTTCTGTAAGCCAACCACCATAGTCGTGNTCATCATCCATTACTTACTCCTATCTTGTTTAACTACTGCATGATAACCTTCAGTATTTTTCTGTTGTGCATATTTGTTAGCCATGTCGTGGTTATCAAAAAATCTTCTTTGAATATCTTTGGGGTCTGGTTTATGGATAGTTATATTCTTACTCATTTGAGCATGACTGCCGCTGTTTGTATTAGGAATGTTCCACCATTCTACCCAAATATTCATTTTACCTACTCTCTATAATACTTAACATACGTTTATTATATCATATTTAAAAGATTTGTCAAGTGAAGAATCCCATGATATTAGTTTTTCTTTCATGTTCCCAGCCGATAACATTGAGAATACCGATTATAGGATCAAGGAAAGATTTGGAAAATTGTTTTTCATAATCTATGTAAGGTTTCAACTCAAACTCATCTGGTAAAGCATTTAACATAGCAATTACGGTATCACCAGTTGGATTAGGTTCTTTTAGATAAGCAAACTTAATCTTCTCACCTTCTTGAATTTTTGGATACTTTCTAGTCAATCGTTTGTTCTGTAACATCTTATTGTAGATTAAAGAACCTTTAACATGAATCGGTGTAGACTTTTGATAGATTGACGCAGCATCATGATACTTGGCAAGGCCTTTCACAGATCTTGGAAAAGAAACTTCTTCTGTAGGAAGTGTCTTGAACTTTGTCTTGAAAGCTTCAATGTAGTTGATTACATCTTCTTCTGTTCCATTCATCATAATTTTGAGTGCCTCTTTGAGAGCATTACGGCAAGGTTCTGGTGTAGAACTCTTGACAGCCTCAATACCCATAATCTTTAGTTTAGGCTCATCATACTGAACACCCTCAGAATTATGAACATTCAGAATGTAGTGTTTCTTGCCAGTCCAAATAGCAACCTCTGCCAAGACCTCACGTTTCATTACCATCTTTTGTTCAAATGCATTAACATACTCGGCCATTTCACCATAACATCCATCAATCACATCTTGAATTTTACCTTCACAAACGGTATCCATAAACTTGATAGTTTTTTGTGTATCTTCTCCAAGACCTACCTTCTGAACGAGAGAATCAAGGGCAATGTACAAAGAGTCAGTATCGGAAGCAATAACGTAATCATCGTTTTCTGTCTCCATTATTTTGTTCAAATATTGATTGACTGCTCTCTCAGCCCACCGAATGGAAAGTTGACCCGCAACGGATACGGCCTCAGCATTCCTCACATCATAAAAACGAAACCATTGATTACCAAGGGCTCCGTAAGCTGAATTGAGAGCAATCTTTAAATTAATCTGCATATTGTGATACTGAGCCAATTTGTTAGTATCTGCAGCCTTACCTTTCTTCTGTTCCNNAATCATCAANTCTTTNTACTTGACGCGGTCTGTATACATCTTCTCCATGAGTGCTGGAAGAAACCCCTGTTTCTTACGAGTATACAAAGAACCATTTGGAGTCATGGTAAGATTTTTCTCTTTAAGAAACGTAATATCCACTTCACGATTAAGTAAAGGCTCTACTAATCCAGACTCAGGATGCATACCTACAAGTGTCTCAGGAGAAATATTATATTGCATTATCAAATGCGGATACAAAGAATTCAAGTCAAAACTAGTAACCCACTTATGCCGACCGATTTGAGGATCTTTCACATAGGCACCCTCATACGCTTCTAATTTAGTCTCATGTTTCTTTGGTGGAACAACAATTTGTTGGTCTTTCAAATGATTAAAGATAATACAATCCCACATCTTCACAGGACTGAACACATCATTGAAGTTACACTTGGCCATGTAAGCTAGTGAGATAATCATCTCCAAGAGTTTCATCTTTTCTTCTAGTCTTTCCAACAAGACAACATCATGAACATTATAGTCAACGAACTTCTGAAAGTTTGTTTTGTATAGTTCATGTAGTGAAGAATATTCTGAATAATCTAATTTCTTTTCACCCAACTCTGTATAGGCAATGTGATTCAAAGAATAAGACTCTTGATTGACATAAGTAAACTTCTTGTAAGCATCCATGTAATCAATACTTGAAATACCAACCAGATCAAAAATCTGTTGTTTTCTATTACCAAATAAAGTTATTTCATTCTCTTTGTACCAACCCCAAGGAGAAAGTTTGTTAGCCATTTTTTGACCAAGAATCTTGACTATGCGATTGACAAGATATGGAATATCAAAAAACCTTGAATTCCATCCAGTAATAATATCTGGATAATTCATACTCCAATCATTCACAAATTCAAGTAAAAGATGTTCTTCAGTTGTACAGGGAACATACTGAACACCTTCACTTGGTTCATATCCCTGACAGCCATATGTCCTGAAACTTTTTCCACAACGATAAGAGATAGCCAAGACTTCTTCATTGGCATTTCTTACATCTGGAAAACCATGTTCAGAACTAGTTTCAATATCAATATATCCAATCTTAATCTTATCTAAATCGTAGTCTACCATACCACGATAATTATCNGAAATAAAAGAATATTGGAACTGGTCAAACCCAAAAACATTACCACCATACTCTTTCATGGCTTGGCGTGACTCTTTCATAGAGCCCCACTTCACAGGAGCAACATTTCGATTATCTAGGGTTTTCCATTGGGGATTTTGAGGTTTGTGAGATTCTACAAATAGGGTAGGTTCGTAGTTCAATTTTTCTTTGAAAGATTCACCACGATCATTAACACCTCTCAAAGCAATGAAATTACCATGAGGCTGTACGTTAGTATAAAACATTAAAATTTNTCTAGTTGATTGTCAAGGATGGTCTATGTATTTAACATAATTCACTTCTAACTTATCTAAATTATTATAACACAATAAGATGTGTTTGTCAACCCACGAACGCCCGCGATTGGCACCTATCACAAATAAAATTTGTAGATAAACTAGCCACACATATTTCATATTTTCCTCCTATGAGAGAAGGCCTGTCTTGTATTGGGTCTTCCCATTGACTCTTAGAGCCGTCATTGTTTTACTGCGGTTACTCCCATCAAGAACATAAGAACAATGTACCCATCCGCTATTTGGGTCAACTCCATCATAAAATTCTAGAATGAGTTGGTCAAATATTAAATTTTCAGAAATCCATTTTGCAAGGTCTGGATTTGAAATTTTTGTAGATTCAAAATCTGCAGCCTGTCCATTACAATGCTGACTTGTCTTTGAACCACCTACTGCCTTGTTTAATGCTGGAGAACGATACCCACTATTGATACGAATAACTCCAAATTCTTCTCTTACTGGTTGTAAAATAAAATTACAGAGATTGGTTAAATTAATAACGTGTTCTCTTGATGCATCATTTGATATACCTAAACGGTCGGCTGTAGAACTTTTTATCAATTCTTGATACCCAAAGTTTTTTGTCAGGTGTCCGTTATAAGATGGTATCTTGACTGCCATAATATTCCTTCCTAAGATTTATCTATATCAATTGATCCAGTAGTAGGATCATATTTAATTGTGAATGTCATTTCTATTGGTTTGAGTGTTCCATCAGCTTTAATGATGGGTAATTTACCTTCAACCGCCCCCATCAATGCATCTTTGGCATTTGTGAAAGGATGTGCAGGGTCATCTTTTATAAACTTATCTAATTCTTTTTTTGCACTTGCTGGAAGTAAATCTTCTATCATACTTTCCACCTGCTCTGTTGCTAAATCTGTTGCTTTGTCTATGACAAGACTAGAAATAACATTAAATAATAATAAGGGTAACATAATAATCTCCTAAAATTTAAATCCTTTTGGATTTTGTAGGTATCTTTCCCACATTTCTACACCACTCACCGACATTGGTGGTGTTTCTGGTACTTTTGCGAAAAATTGATCACGCGTTAAAAAATCATATTCTATTTTTTCTTCCACATCATCAAAAAGAACTTCTTTTAATACTTTTCTTTTTTGTGCCATCATATACTCCTATTAAGTTTTACCTTATTTCTCTAATTTAAGATGATTCCTGTAACCTTCTGTGTCTGATTGATAAAGATCCCATTCTGCGTTGACATTTATTGCATTTGGATTAATACCCGATGCGGTTATTGCTGCAGCAAATGCATCTTTAGTATCCCAATGTGTATGATTGACATGCTTAACAGCAGCCTTCACTACTTTTTCTGCTTTTTTAGGAGCTTTTAAAATTGCTCCCATTGCTTTAGATACTTTCTTTTTACCTTTATGTGCGTGTGCCATGTTGTATATCCTTTATTGTGTTAAAAATTTGTAAGCTGGGGTTTCTTTAAATTCTTCTGGATTGGATGTGAACGCCTCATAAAGGGCTTCAATATTAACAGGAATAAAATCACTATTGAATAACATTCCAGAAGAAGTTACTGCTTCTGAAAATTCTTCAATACTATTCCAAGTTACATCACTAGACTCTTCTTTGAATCCTGCCTCTGCATCAGTTGCGAATCTTGGTAATTCTTTTGGTTCTACTTTTATATCAAATGCTTCTAATTCTTCAATAAGGTCTTCTCTATTATGTCTTCGGTCTAACTCTATTCCAAGAGTTCTACCTTCTTTTTCTAATTCTTTTTTTGATTTAAAACTTCTAGATTTTGCCACTTCACTTCTCCTATTTT